CCCGTTCGGGGGCAGTGGGCCGGACTTCATCGCAGCCGAGCAACTGGGCCGGAAGTGCTACGGAATGGAGATCAGCCCGGCGTACTGCGACGTGATCGTCAAACGCTGGGAGACACTGACCGGCAAAACCGCAACGAAGGAGTAGACCATGGGCAGACGCGGACCAGTGAGAACGCCAACGGTCAAGCTGGCTCTGCACGATAGCCACCTGGCCCGGTCCCGATCCAAAACGGAACCGCAACCGGAGACAACAAAGCCCCGGACAGCCACCAAGCTGAACTCCACGGAGCGGCGGATCTACAACACCACGTGCAAACTTCTGGCCACGATGGATCTTCAGGCGGAGCCAGATGGGAATGCCATCGCTCGCTACGCGAAAAACGTGGTCCGATACAATATGATCTCAGCCTGGGTCAAGGAGCATGGGGACACTTACCCGGTCCATGAGAGGCACTCCGACGGGACCAAGACGCTGATCGGGGTCAAGCGGTTCCCTCAGTCCCAGATCATGGTGGAGATGGAGATGATCCTTCTCCGGTTGGAACGGGAGTTCGGGCTGACTCCATCGGCCCGGGCAGGTCTGGCCATTGAGAAGCCGAAGGAAGCCCCACGAAAACGACGAGACCGCACGGCATGAAGATCGATTCCCTCACCAGGAAGTGGATCCGGAACGAATCGGACGAGAAGGCCGCGGCCAACGGGTGCTGGTTTGATGAAGGCCGCGGCCAACTGGTGATTGATTGGGCGGAGGAGAATCTGGTCCTCTGGGAGGGAGACTGCGCCGGTCAACCTCTGGTGGCTCAGGACTGGCAGCATGACTGCACAATGCGGATGTTCGGGTGGGTGAAGAAGTCCAAGCGGTGGGGCCGGGACATCCGGAGATTCCGTGAGGCCCTGATTGGCAAACCGAAGAAGAGCAAGAAGAGCCCCACGGTGGCCTGGTGGATGCTCTATTTACTGGATGGTGATGGGGAGCAGGGGCAGAACTGCTACTCAGCGGCCAAGAATGGAGATCAGGCCCGCATCGTCCAGAACCACGCGGTCAAGATGGTCCAGGCTTCCCCCACCTTGGGGGAGTATATGCGGATCAACAAATCCACGTTGGCTATTTCCGTAGATGAGACAAACTCAAGTATGAAAGTGCTGAGCTCCGACAATGCCAGAACTCAAAAAGCCAAAGAAGGACTGAACGGATCCTGTTCCGTGGATGAGCTCCACGTCGTTGATGAGGAATTCATCCGGCGAATTTACCGGATGGGAATCTCCAGGTCGGAACCGATGTTCATCCAGGTGACCACCGCAGGGGATGATCCGCTGAGCTATGGCCGGACCCGATACGATTATGGAAAGCGGGTGGAGTCCGGAGACTTCGACGCGGAGGGCTTCTTCTTCGATTGGCATGAAGCTCCCCAGGATCTGACCATGGAGGGACTGTCGAAGGACCCCATTAAATTCGGAAAGCTGGCCAACCCTTCGTGGGGTCATACGGTCCATGAGGAAGAGTATACCGCGGACTACCAAGCCTGCGACACTCAGGCCAGCCTCCGGGACTTCATGAAGTACCGTCTCAACATCTGGCAGACGGCGGCCAATCCATGGTTGAACGGCCATGATTGGAAGGATTGCCAGGAAGTCCAGGACATCCCTGAGCATATTCTCCAGGCCGCTCCCTGCTGGGCGGGGCTGGACTTGTCGAAGACCAAGGACCTCACCGCTCTGGCTCTCTGCTTCCTGGTGGAAGAGCAGTTCCACTTCCGCTGGTGGTTCTGGATCCCGGACAAACGGGCCAAAGCCCTGGCCTCCCTGGTTCCCTTCCGGGATTGGGAAGAGGACCCACGCGCGGGGCTCACGATCACCGATGAGGATTGGATTGACTACCACTCAGTCTGGGAGACATTGCTGGAAGTGGGGGAGCGGTATAGACTCCAGAAGCTCCTCTATGACCCACGCTTTGCATCTTACCTGATCCAACGAGTTCAGGAGGGGGGCAGGAGTGCTGATGGGGAGACCCAATACCCTCCGGCGTCCTTTGAAATTGTGGAATGTCCTCAGACGGTGGCCGTGATGACGGAGCCCATTGAGGAATTTGAGAAGCTCGTGGTGAGTAGGAAGCTCCGCCACAACGGAAATCCGGTGGCCACCTGGCAGGCCGGACACGTGGGACAGGGACGGAATGGCTTGCTTGTGAAGCCTGGAGGGTCAGACGACATCCGGACGATAGACGGTATTCAGAGTGCAGTGATGGCCCTGGCAGGAGCTGAGTCCGGGGAATACGGTACGGCATACGCCACCCCGGGTTCTGGTGTGATTCTCTTCTGAGGGTAAAGCGATGGAATTTGGGGTATCGGAACTGATCGTCAACCCCACCGCAGTGAGCCAGCCGGAAGCGGTCTCCCTGCGGGACGCGGACAACTGGACCGCGGTCATGGGTGGAGGCAGGAAGTCTGCATCCGGGGTGAAGATAAACACGCGGTCCGTGATGGGGTACCCACCCTTCTGGCGAGGGGTCAACCTTCTGGCCAACGGGGTATCGGGATTACCCCTTGAGGTCTACCAGCGGAGCGGGACCAGCAGGTCCCCAGCGGAGAAGCACCCAGCCCGGAAGATTCTGAGGAAGCGGGCTTCTCCCGTGATGCTTTCGAGGAAGTGGGTTCAGACCTCCGTGGGGCAGGCGCTGGTATATGGAAACTCCTTCAGCTGGATCGAGCGGGACCCGCGGAGGATGCAGCCCACAGCCCTCTGGGTTTTGGACCCGGATAAAGTGGTGATCCGCTTCGTGGATAATGAGCTCTGGTATTGTACGTGGATCGACAACGAGCCACGGAAATTCCCCGGCCGAGATATCTTCCACATCTGCGGGCTGAGCCCCAACGGGGTGGGGGGATACTCTGCGCTGGACCTCTTCCATGATGCCCTCGGGGTGGGGATGGCCGCTCAGAAATTCGGGGGCCGATTCTTTGGGGAGGGGTCAAACGCCAGCGGGATTCTGATGATCCCGGGACGCATGGATGAGGAGCGGATGAGGAATGCCATGAAGGACTGGCAGACCATGAATTCCGGGTTGAACAACTCCCACAAAGTGGCACTGCTTCAGGAGGGGGTGAAGTATCAGCAGCTCACTGTGCCCCCGGAAGCAGCCCAGTTCCTGCAGACCCGGGACTATGAAGTCCGGGCCACCGTGGCCAGTATCCTGGGGGTTCCTCCTCATCTGCTGGGCGACGCCACCAGGACTTCTCACAACTCTTTGGAGTCCGAAGCGAAAAGTCTGCTTCAGCATTCGATCGATCCATGGCTTCAGGAGCTGGAGGACGAAGCGGAGGCGAAGCTCCTGAGCGAAGAGGAGCAGGACAAAGACAGCCACTTCGTCGAATTCAATCGCGAGGCATCGGTGGCGATGTTGTTCGCGGAGAAGATGGACGGGATCCACAAAGAGGTGGAGATCGGGATCCTCACCGTCAACGAAGCCCGTGCAAAACTCAATGAGCCAGACGTGGGACCAGAGGGGGACATCCGGTATCGTCCCGCCAACTGGGTCCCAGCCACAGAGGGAACGGAGCCAGAGCCAGACCCTATGGCTCCCCCAACAGTCCCACCCGTCCCACCAGTTCCTCCGGAGCCAGAGGAAGCCCCCGAAGCCCGCAGGCTTTTGGCCTCACTGATTACTCGGTCCGTGGAGGATTCCCTGGCCTACGAACAGCGGAGAATCCTGGCCGCGGTCAAGAAGGTGAAAAACTTCATCAGCTGGGCGGAGTCCTTCTACCGGACAGACTGGCTGAAGACATCCATGCCTGCCATCACCAGCGGGGAAGCGGTGAAGGCCAAAGAGGACCACGCGGCAGAGTCCATGAGGCAGTTGGTGGAGGTGGCTGCTTCAGCCACGGCCGCCACGCTCCCCGGTCAAGTGGTGGAACTGCTGGGATCATGGGGAGACCGGGCGGAAGCCCTGGCTCAGAAGTTAATCATTTCACGGTGAACATTGGCCCCCGGTCTTCCGTTTGGTTTTCAGCTCAGCCATTCGGGGGGTCGGGGGCTTCAGGAGACAGCCATGGCTCAGATACGATGCGAAATCCCGAAGCAACTCCACGCGGCCTTCCACGACGAGACCCTCGGAGTCCGGTGCGCGGTCACTCCGGAAGGGGTGGACATCTTCCTCCATGGATATGTGGGGGATGAATTCGGGGGCACGGACTCCCTGACCATCGGGGCCACGCTCCTGGCTCACCGCGGGAAGCCTGTGACCCTGAGGGTCAATTCCCCTGGCGGGCTGGCCTACGACGGGGTGGCAATCTTCAATGCGCTGGATCACCACGACGGGCCCACCACTGGGATCATCGAGGGGCTGGCGGGGTCCGCGGCCAGTCTGGCCGTCCTGGCTTGCGACAAGGTAAAATGCCACGCCTCCGCGGTCTACCAGCCTCACTACAGCCTCATCATGGTCATGGGCCACCAGGCAGATCTCATGGATGCGCTGTTGGTCCAGCAGAGGCTGGACCTTGATTTGGAGGAAATTTATCGGGTGAAGTCCGGCCAGACGCTGGAGAAGATCCGCGAAGACCTCACCGGCCCCCATGGGGATGGGACCGTCTTCTCTGCGGAGCAGGCCATGGCCGCGGGGTACGTGGACGAAGTGATCCCCATCAAGTCCAAGGCCGCGGCGGATACCTCCTCCAGAGGCTCTGCGGCGATGGTGGCTCTGAGGTCCCGCAGGATCGGGCTATTGACAGCCGGGGGGCATCACGGCAGAATAATGGAGCGAACACAACGCCGCCCCCAGTGATCCCCGCAGAGTGGACCTGGCAGGCGGCAGCAATTCCGGGAACGCATAGAGCCCATTGCTGGTGGTGATACTTTTCACTGCTGGAGCACTGGGCTCTTTTCATTGACCCCAGCTTCAGCCAATTGGAGCAGACTCATGGGGATCAAAGCCCAGCTGGAAGCACTCAGCACAAAGAAGGACGAAGCACTGGCTCAGGGGCGGAAGCTCCTGGCGGACGCGGACGAAGCGGATGGGGGCCCCTCTGCGGATCTCCTCGCGCAAGTGGACGCGCTGACCGCAGACGCCACGGAAGCGGACACGCAGATCAAAGCCCTCCTGGCGAAGGACGAAGAAGTCCGGGCCCGGATCGATGTGATGGAAGGGTTTGAGGACCATTCCACCGCCATCGAAGGGGCCCGCGGAGTTCACATCCAGCACACCCCAGACGTGGGTGAAGCTCGGATGAAGATTCCAGCCACCGTCCGAAGATTCGGCCGGTTGGCAAACTTCAAGGGAGACGTGGGTGGGTACTCGCCAGAGGAGCGGGCCTATCGTTTCGGTCAGTACGCTCTGGCCCGGATCTCTCAGGACATGCCTGGGAAATTCCATTTCCCTCAGGCTCTGGCGTTCGCATCTCAGCAGCTCGGATTGCCCCTGGCAGTCCATGGTGAAGGGGCAGGGGATACCACTGGCGCTCACGTTTTTGTGCCGGATGAATTCGGAACGGACCTCATCCGGCTCCGGGAGATTTATGGGGTCGCTCGACAGGTGGCGCTCACCCGCACCATGTCCAGTGACACCCGGACCGATCCCCGGAGGACAGGGGGGCTCACCGCCTACTTTGTCGGTGAGAACGCCGCGGGCACCGAATCGGATGCGGCCTACGACAACGTGAGCCTCACGGCGAAGAAGGTCATGGTCCTGACTCGTATGTCTTCAGAGCTTTCTGAGGACTCAGTGATCTCCTTCGGGGATGAACTGGCGGGGGAGATCTCCTACGCCTTCGCTAACAAGGAAGACGAATGTCTTTTCAATGGTGACGGGACCTCAACGTATGGAGGGATCGAGGGCATCCTTACTAAACTGGGGGCACTCACTGCAGGGACAGCTCCCGGGCTGACCTTGGGGGCGGGCAATGCCTGGAGCGAATTGTCTCTGGCCAATTACGAGTCCATTGTCGGATCCCTTCCCGTTTACGCGGACGTCCCTGGTCAGGTCTTCTGGATCTGTCACAAGACCCATTACTGGACCGTGATGGCTTCTCTGGCTTTGGCGGCAGGCGGGGTCACTGCTTCGGAAATCGTAAACGGGATTTCCCGTCCGATGTTCCTGGGCTACCCGGTCATGTATTCCCAGGTATTCCCATCAGCGGAAGCCAACTCCCAGGTCCCCGTCCTTTTGGGCAACTACGCCCAAGGGGCTACGTTCGGAGACCGACGAAGGGAATCCATTTCCTTCTCTGACACTGCCACCGTTGGCGGCCAGAGCTTGTGGGAACGGGATCAGATCGGGGTTAAGGGTACGGAACGCTTTGACATTGCTGTCCACTCAGTGGGAAGCGATACCGTTGCGGGCCCAATCGTGGGGCTGGAAACAGCTTCCAGCTAATCCACAGGACGCCAACCACCCCCGTCCCATTTTGGGGCGGGGCTCCTCATACAAAATCCCTTCGGAGAATTGACCATGATCCACGATAGAAACGTGACGGACAGCATCCTCATTGCCCCACAGGCTATGACGAACTCCGCCACCGTCACAGCCAACCTTGACCGGAAGGGGGCGGACTACGCCACCGTCCGGATTGCTTTTGCCTCAGAGCTCAATACCAATGCTGTGGGTCCCACCCTCAGCTTGCTTGAGTCTGACGATACCGTGGTCACCAACTTTGCCACCGTCACCGCCAACCGAACAGGCGAGGACCTCACCAGCGCGAAAAACGTGATTTACGGGGTGGACCTCCGCGGGCGGAAGCGGTATCTCCGCTTGTCCGTCACCACGGCCACGGCATCGACAAACGAGGATATCACCGTCTCAGCTCTGGCCACTTTGTCCCGCAAGACAGAAGGCCCAGCTGGGACCACAGACGCAGGGGATGTGGTAGTCCACGTCTGACCAATGCAAGGCACTATAAACTACCAGCCCAGAGTCCCCTGGCTTGAGGGGAAGGCTTCAAACATCTTCACCCAGTTCGGGGAGGACGGGCTGGTGGATGAGGTGTTCCAACGTATCGGGGAGACCAACCATCACTGCTTCGAGATTGGGGCGGCGGATGGTCTCCTCTATTCCAATACCCTGCGATGGAGGCAGGACGGGTGGTATGCAGTTCTGATCGAGGCGGACCCGGTGCTTTTCAAGAAGCTGCAAACGGGCTACGGACACGAGAGCGATTGCTTCCACGAGAAATGCGATGATCTGGATGAGGCTTTCCGTGGGACATTTTTAGACCGCCAGCCGGACCTGGGCATCATTGACATAGACGGGCAGGACTGGCACCTCTGGAGGAAGCTCAAGGAATATCGGCCACGGGTCATGCTCGTGGAAATCAGCACAGTCGGACCCGGGGCCCCCATCCCGGATCCGGGCGGACCCGGACAGGCTGGCCTGGACGCCATTCACTCTTTGGGGACGGAAAAAGGATATGAGCTGGTGGCAACAACGCATTGCAACGCACTGTTTGTGGATGGGGGGCTTTTATGACGAAGCTCAACATCGGGGCCGGGGACACAGTGATCCCAGGCTTCATTGCGATTGACAGGAAGCTGGGGACCGAAGCCTTCCCACTGGACTACCCGGACAACTCCGTGGAGGAGATTCGGGCCTCGCATATTCTGGAGCACTTCTCTTTTGATGATGCCCAGAAGGCTCTGGACGAATGGACCCGGGTCTTAACACCTGGGGGACGTTTGCGCGTGGCCGTCCCGGACATCGACTACTGTTCAAACTCCTCAGATCCCAATCGCGTCTTTTGGCTCATGGGTGGTCAGACGGACTCAGACAATTTCCACCGCTCCGCTTATGATAAGCCCCGGCTCACCGCAGTGATGGAGCAGGCTGGGCTTCACTCGCTCAACCCCTGGCACTCAGAGAACACGGACGCCGCGGCCCTGGACTGCTCCCTCAATATGGAGGGATTCAAACCCGGTGGAGACCCCGCGGGGGATGGGCCCGTCACGGAGCAGGACTTGCAGATCTCCGCTTTCATGACCCTCCCGCGTTATGAATCTGTGGCGGCCCGGTCAATCATCGAGAGCTCCTGTAGACAATTGGGGATTGGACTGGCCACGTCTCAGGGGGTCTTTTGGGGCCAATGTATGCAGCGGATGTTCCAGGACGCTGTGGATCAGGATGTGGACTGGATCCTCTCCATAGATTCTGATTCTGTATTTTCGCCGGAGCAGCTCAGCCAGCTCATGGTGGAGTTCGCTTCCTACCCGGAAGCTGATGCCATGGCCGCGCTCCAATGCCGCCGTGGGAAGCCCTTCCCTCTGATGACCGCGGGCCATCAGCAGGAAATCAAGCTCACAAACCGGGACCCGATCCTCTGCACCTCCGCTCACTTTGGTCTGACCCTCATTCGGGTGGAAGATCTGAAGCGGGTTCCGAAGCCTTGGTTCTTCGCGGAACCAGGCAAGGATGGGGACTGGGATGAGGACCGCCTGGACGACGATATATGGTTCTGGCACCAGTGGAGGAAGGCGGGCAAAACGCTCTACGTCACCCCCCGTGTTTCTATCGGGCACATAGAAGAAACGGTGGCGGTTTTCGACGACAAATTCCAAGCCCGCCATACTTACATCGCGGACTGGCGGGAGGAGAATTTGAAGCCATGACCAAAGCTCAGCCCACCAAAGCTATACGATTCCTCCGGCCATGGAATGGCCACCACAAGGGCGCAATACTTGCGGCAGGTCTGGGGCTCATGGAGTCCCTCATCCAGAGAGGGGCCGCAGTGAAAACCCGGCCACCAGCAAAGAGAAAAGCCAATGCTCAACGCAACCTACAAAGTGACGAGCGACCCCGCCCGGGAGCCAATCAGTCTGGCAGAGCTAAAGAAGCGGATCCGGATCACGACTTGTGATTTTGACGATGAGCTTCAGGACCTTCTCATCAGTGGGCGGCAGGCCGTGGAGTACGACGCGCGGAGATACCTCATCACTCAGTCCGTGGAGCTCTACCTGGACCGCTTCCCCAGCGGGACGGTACTGGAGATCCGCAGGGCTCCAGTCTCCGCAGTGGCCTCCGTGCAGTACGTGGACGAAGATCAGGCAACTCAGACCTACGCCTCCAGCCGATATTCCACGGACCTTGATTCCACTCCCCCACGAATCATCCTGACGGAGAATGAGGACTGGGAAGACACGGAGCCCAGCTGGCCCCACGCGGTCACGGTTTCATTCACGGGGGGATATGGTCTCACCCCGGAGGATGTTCCCGTGGAGGCTCGTCTGGCGATCGTGGAATGGGTCCGCATGAACTGGAGCGGATGCGATCACAGCAATGGGGGCCGCACCAATTACGACAAACTCATCGACTCCCTGGCATGGTCCGCGGTCTGGAGGTCTTCCGTATGAAGTGCGCACCTCCTAAGGACAAATTTTGCACCCTCCAGCACCTCACCGGGGCTGCGGATGCGCATGGGTCCGTGGATGAGCTCACGGATTCAAATTGGAGTGCCTACGTCACAGGTTACGCTTCGGTGATCAGTCAAGGGGGCAGGGAATTCTGGAAGGTCCACCAGGTCTCCGCGGACGTGTCGCACGAATGGACTCTGGACTGGAATGCGACTCTGGAGGATGCCACCCCAGCTATGAGGTTGGTCAGTGAAGATACTACGCACCAGATCCTTTCCGTTGTGGATGTAGACCTAGCTCATCGGGAAATCAAGATTCAGACGCGGAGGGAAGTCTGATGGCTGACGTGGTGATGACAGGGCACAAGGAGATCGACGCGAATTTGACCATGATGAGGCAGACCTCCGGGCGGCGCGCGATCAACCTGGGGCTCCGGAAGTCCGCGCAAGAAATGGCAAAGGACGTGAAGGCTTCAATCCCCTCCAGATACAAAGAAGTTCGGAAGGGGGTGGGGTATCGCAATCTGAAGGTGAGCGAAGCGAAACAGGGGGGAGCCAAAGTGGGGGCGGGAGTAGGGAAGGCCAGGCAGGTCTCCCAGAAAATCCGGGAAGGCCGGAAGGGGGTGGGGATTGCCCGGCCGAATATCCACTGGTGGTTTCTTGGAACGGGCCCGCGATTCAACGGGATGCAGCGGCGGGGCCGCAGCCGGGGCGGGATGCAGCGGAAGAGCAATAAGCTGACAGGCAACAAAATTCGGTACACGGGGAAGATGCCCCCCCAGTCCCTTCCGGTCGCAGTGATTGTGGGGGGCTCCGCGGGGAAATACAGTAGCATCCTTGAGCTTTGGACTAAAAAAGGAATAGAAGCGGAGATGAGGAAGGGGAAGGCATTTTGAGGAGCGGACTTGTAGCACTGCTATCCGGAGAATCCACAATCTCCACGCTTGTGGGGGCTCGGGTCTATATCAACGCCGCGAAGCAGGGAGCGGCCTTCCCGTATATCGTGCTGACCCAGATGGGCTCCGATGAGAATCAAACCCTGGATGGGTCCACGGGGGTCCGCTCTGTGGAATTCGATGTGGATTGCAAATCAAAAAAGTCCGTGCAGGCGGAGACCCTGGGCGATGCAGTCCGGGTCTTCATTGAGAATTACACCGGGGCAGCTGGGTCCCAGACAATCAACGCGGTTCACCTGAATTCGGAGACCTCCGAAATTGAGCCACCCACTGACGGATCGGACACCCCGGTCCACGTTGTTCTGCTGGACATCACCGTCCAGTATTCCCCAGTCTAGGAGAATCCATCATCGGACGCATCGTTTCAAAAGGGACAGTGATTGATCAAACAATCTCAGCGGCCCTGGTCCCTATAGCTCAAATTGAGAGCTTCTCAAGCTCAGGCGCGGGCTCTGAGTCCGTTAAGGTAACCACCCTGGACACCTCGGGAGCTGGCCACGAATATCTGGCCACAGGATGGAGCGAAGGCGGGACCTTCGATTTTACTTGTCAGTATGACAGTGAATTGGCGGGTCACCAGGCGCTGACCGATCAAATCACCACACCAGGGGAGCTGGCCTACTCCATCACTCTGGCCGGCGGCACGGAGATGACCTTTACCGGGGCCTCCCTTGAGTTTGGCTTTCAGGGGACCGTGGAAGATATCGTGAAAGGGGATGTGAGCATCAAACTCGATCAGCTCATTGCCTATACAACCTGATGAAAGCGGAAACTATACGGAGACTGCGAGTGGCCCCCAATGCGGAGCCCTCCTCCCCCACGGAAGTGGGGGAGGACGGGAAGCTCTACTTTCCAAAAGGGACCATTCTGGAAGGGCCGCGGGCTTTCCGGTTGGTCCAGATGGGGGTGGCAATCCCCGCGGATCCCGAATGCACCCTGGCGGCCAACCGGACAACCGAACAGATGAAGACAGCCCAGATCCACCAGGAGATGCTGAGCAAAGGGATCCAGGTGCAGGATTATCAAAGGTATCTGGATGGGGAGATCCTGGGCTACGACGTGGAAGGAGACGACATCCCCGGACCGAACTGGCCGGAGGACGAAGAAGACTCAGACGATTGTGATCCTGATTATGAGATGGAGGACGTGAGCTGATGGCGAGTAGCAGAGAGACCCTTTCCAAGCCTTTGGCGATCCGCACGGAGCGCGTGGACCTCCCGGAGTTTGGGCCGGATGAGTACGTGATATGCCACGGGATGACCGCAGGGGAGTCCCAGAGATACGAAGCCTCCCTGATGAAGAAGGACTGGACCGGGCTGGACCGGGGAAAGGCCCTTTCGCGGCAGGAGCGGATGGTCATGGTCTGCGCCCGGGATGATAACGGGGCGCGGATCTTCGCTGCTTCCGATCTGGCAGTCCTCCAGGCGTGGCCTTCAGATGCGCTGGACCGGGTCTATGAGGTCTGCTCCCGGTTGGTCAAGGGGGGCACCCCCCAGACCGAAGAGGCAGAGAATCTCGCAGTAAAAAACTCACCAGAGATCGACGAAGACTCACCGCCTATCGATTAGCCGAACACGTTGCTGGCACGGTCCACGTCGATCAGATGCTTGAGGAAATGACCGCGGAGGAGTTTGAGGGATGGCTGATCAAGGACAGAGTGGAGCCCATCGGGCAGGCCACCCACATGGTGAGCCTGCTGGCGTGGATGGTCCACGCCTATTTGGCCGGACCAGAAGCCAGCTCTATGGAGTCCTTCCTCCCTTGGATGAAGCACCTACCCGCGGCAAAATCAGGACAAAAAGAAGCCCAGGACCATCTCAAAATGATGGCGGAAGGGATGCTCAATAATGGCGGGCTTGGGTGATCTCGTAGTAAAGATGAAGGCGGACAACTCCCACTTCAACCGGGGGGTGGGAAAGTCCCAGAAGATCCTGGGGGACTTTGCGCAAAAAGTCCTGGCCGTGGCCGCCGGGGCAGCGGGCTTTGGGATCCTGAAGCTGGCTGCAGATGCGGAAATCCTTAAGGTCAAGCTCACCACCCTGCTGGGGAGTGGGGAGGCCGCGGCAGAGATGTTTGAGCGAATCGGGAAATTCGCGGCGGATACTCCATTTCAGAAGTTGGACATCGGGAACGCTGCTCAGAAGTTGCTGGCGTTTAACGTCTCCGCGGAGGATATAATCCCCACCCTGAAGTCTATCGGGGATATCGCAGCTCTGACCGGGGCCCCGATTGGAGAGTTGGCGGAGCTCTATGGCAAAGCTCAGGTCCAGGGGCGGCTATTTGGCGAGGACATCAACCAGCTGACTGGCCGCGGAATCCCAATCATCCAGGAGTTAGCAAGGCAGTTCGGGGTGGCAGAGTCTGAGGTTAAAGGGCTTGTGGCCGCAGGCAAAGTGACCGCGGATAATATCACCATTGCCTTCCAGTCAATGACCACAGGGGCGGGGAAATTCGCGGGAGGAATGGCGGACCTTTCCAAAACCACCGCAGGGCAGTTCTCCACGCTTAAAGATAACCTGGCGGCGGTGGGTGAAAAGATGGGGCAGGTATTCCTCCCCGTGGCCAATAAAGTCCTGAGCACCATCACCGGGATTCTTCAGAGCACAAAGGATCTCCCCCGCGGCCTCCTCCGCATGGGGGCTGCACTGGTGGCCGTGGCCGTGGCCTTCAAGGCGGTGACCATCGCTCAGTTGGCCTACACAAAGGCCGCGGCGATAGCCCTGGCCCTCTCCGGTCCAAAGGGGTGGGCAACCCTGGCCGCGGGGATCGCGATTGCAGCGGGGGCAATGCTGGCCGTCGATCACGTCATGGCTGACGTGGCTGAAGGGGCCGCGGAGGTCGCGGCGGAAGTGGACAGAGCCTCCGCGGCGGTGGATGGAATTGGCAAGGCGGCGAAGTCCACAAAAAGAGACTTCACGCAGCTTCGCAACGATATGCAAGAATTTGAGGGCATGGTGGCCACAGGGCCGGAAGCCTTCTTCATCAAAATGGTGGAGGCCGCCAAAGGGGTCAGACGCCTTTCCTCTTCCTTCGCTGACTACGAGGCCCGCATGAAGCGGGTGGTGGCTCAGCAGTCCGGCTTTGCGGATGCCCTCAAGCAGGCCCAGGACGACAACGTGATTGCCCAGGGAGGATCGGAGATAGACCAAACGATCCAGGGCTTCCGTGACATGGGCGTATCAGAGGAGGAGCTTAAGACCCTCCGGGACGCACTCCAGCTCAAAGAGGACATTGCCGCGGCGGAGAAGAAGGCCCAGAAGGCTCAGAAGGACGCGGCGGATCTGGCCGAGAAGCAAAAAAGGTTGGATGACTTCCGCCTCACTGAGAAGATTGAGGCTGCGAGGGAAGCGGTCAAAACTGCTTCCAATAGAGGGCGAAGCCCCGGAGGGGTAGGGGTAGCCTCCAGGGGGTCCACTGAAGCCCTTTCGATCATCCTCCGGTCCAAGGGTCCGCAAGAACAAGCCGTGAAGGAGCTGAAGGAGTCTAAGGCCGTCCTCAAGGCTCTATTGGAGCTGCAAAAAGATAAGAAGAGAGAATCCTTCGAGTTCCAGGGGGCGGTCTGATGGCGGTGGTAGGAGCAGCAAGGCCCATGATGGACGTGAGGGATCAATCCTATGACGGGGCTCACTGGACGGCCACGCGAGCGTGGCTGGTCGAGACTAACGCGAAAAGTGACGCGGAGGACACTGTCTCCGGGGCCACTGGGCTCCCATCTTACGGGCAGGCTCACCCCAACCCAATCCTCTCCACGATGTACGCAAAAACGATTCGGTACACTTCCCTGGAGAGCAACACCCCGATGCTTTGGAAGGTGGAGGTGGGGTACTCCTCAGAGAGGAACTACGACCCCACGGATCCAGACAACGACGAAGTCCTGATAACATTCAATTCGGAAATTTATCAGGAAGCGGTGGTGCAGGACAAGAACGGCAACGCGATCATGAATTCAGCGAATGACCCGTTCGACCCTCCGGCGACAATTGATAATAATCAACTGATCGTGACCATCAGCAGCAATCACAAAGCAATACCTCCGTGGGTTCTGGATTATCAGAACGCAGTAAACGCCGCAGCGTTTACGGTTTCAGGCCTGAGCATTGGGCAGGGGAACGCTAAGGTCAACCGGATAACAGTGGGATCGCGACAAGTGAGGGGGACAGAGTCCTATTACTCGCTCTCGACGGAGATGCACATAAAAAAAACAGGCTGGAGGCTTGAGCCCCTGGATAGTGGGATGCAGCAGAAAGAAATTGGGGCTGACAACCAACCGACAGGAAAGTTGATCCCGATCTACCTGGCGGATCAGGAAATAGCAACCGCACCATTCCCCCTGGACGGCAATGGGCTCGCTGATTACGACTCGACACCCGCCACGGCCACATTCCTAGACTTTCAGGTCCACGATGAGCTGGATTTCACAAACCTTCCCGGGATCACATAACAATGGTAAACCGAATCGACTCAGATACGACTGTTGACGGGTCAATAACAGCTACCACCATCAACGCCACGACCGCATCTATCACCAATGCCATGTGCACATCTACGATGGCACTGGCGAGGTCGAAGCTCGCGCAGGACACGCTACAACCGTTCACGATCCCGCTGACTCAATTCCGGACGTGGGATGCCCTGGCGGTGAATCTCCCTGGCACTCCCGCCGCCGACGATTTGGGATTGGACAACGCGACGTTCGGCACTGGCTCGCCGCACCTAACGACTGGCGACCTCGGCGCGGCGGGAGCTACGAGCAGATACGCCCGTGTTCATGTGCCGATCCCAGCCGAGTACGACGACGGAGCGACATGCAATCTGGTTGTTCATGCTGGGATGCTGACGGCAGTGGCTGACGCATCGTGCGTCGTTGACGTGGAATGTTATCGCAGTGATGAGGCGACTGGTATCTCTGCCGATCTCTGCACTACGGCAGCCACGACATGCAACAGCCTCACCTTCGCGGACCTTTCATTTTCGCTGACACCGACAACATTTGTTTCCGGTGACACGCTGGATATTCGCGTGACCATCACCTGCACAGATGCTGCAACGGCAGTTGTTGAAGGTGTTATTGGTGCGGCGTGGCTGGCTTGTGACATCAAAGGATGAGTGATGCCGAAGATTCTGTCTGATGCGTTTGAGGTGCAGGTGCGGGAAGCGGTGCGGTATGTCATGCGCCAAACCCGCAGCATCGAGAATCCGCAGACCACTCGACCGAATACGCAGCGGTCAGTGCATTATGCGATCACGAATGAGTCATTGAGTAATGCAAGCAATGCATTGACCAGTCCGGGAACTGCAGAAGGTGAAGTCCTGTCGCTCAATTCCAGCGGGAATCTGGAACGCTCGGGCGTGAAGCACACTGTCACGAATCGATATGAAAGTATTTCGCTGGCTGTAAACACGCTTATTGTAATCATGCGAGTCAACGGGGAATGGATTCTGGCCGGAGCGGACTGTGCCGCCCTAGCGAGTCCGCCAGTATGACTATTTTAGGAAGGTGCTGCTTATGTAACGTGCCAGACCCGCCGCCGAATGATTGCACGGCGACGTTTTACAGGTACTACGAAGTCAATCCGACGCCGTTAGCAAGCGTGCCTCCAGTTCAGCCGTGCCCACCGTTTCCGCATCCATGTCCGGACCCATTACCGGAACCGCCAATACTGCATAACCCGAATTTGGAGTGGGAGTGGTACACGCCTGAGATAGATCCAAATCCGTTCGGTGCGTCTCCGTTATGGAGGTGTGAGTTTATAAATGAAATATTCTTTTTCTCGTATCCAGTTGGGGATCCATTTTATCCAGGTGGCTTTTATTCAGGTAGCGTAATCCTGCCTCCGCTGCGGTACACGCTGGATTATCCGGAAGAGGACGGAGCAGATTGGGATCGTGGAGATTGGGATAGGAAACCTGAAGGAAATATCTGGCCGATAACAACATCAAACGACGGCATACCAAGCGGTACTGCAATGCACTCGCTAGGCGGTCGGATAAGACCACCGTCTCACATTCAAGGAGCGGGGTTACAGGCAAACGAGTATCCGCATAAAATTTCGTTTGCTCGAAAGGGTTCGCAGTTAGACTACGCGGCAATGTATCCCAATGTGAGTACAAGTAATCCCCTTGGGTACTCGATTGAGGGAAGGATCCGATATATCCGCCGGTCGTTTGAGCCCGGCCAGCCTGAAGGCGAGATCATTGATTTAGTGCCACCGCCGTCAGACGATTATTGGAGCTACACACTAGAACCGCCCTATGTCTTTGAAAAAGGTTTGTTATCACCCGTTGATTGGGGAAGATGGCAAGCCGACATTCCTATAAACATTTCAGGGCATCGATTGCATTGGGATGTGTGGTATGAGCTGCATGTTGTAGGGAGTCCTCCCCTTATCACGTATGATCTTAAACCTGTGTCAATGTATCACGAAAAGAAAACAGGCATTACTTACAACTGGCCGGTCATGCCGGACTGGGACAAAACGACAGAAGACTGGGAGCTAACATTCGTTGGATATGAAAGCCCGACTGACGGCACCGAGACAAT